CGGGGCCTCACGTGGACGGCCGACGAGGCGATGCAGGCCCTGCTGTCGGAACGCGGAGGACTGGATCCCCACGGGCGTACGGCGCTGCTCTGGAAGACGCGCCAGGGGGAACCGGAGGAGATCGCTGCGGTTCGGGCCCGGATGCGCGAGGCGGGCGTCCAGACGATCTACCGGCGTGAGCGGCAGTACGGCATCACGATGCGCCACCTGGCCCTGATGGGGTCTCACGCACCGACCTTGCTGCCGGATGCCAACCAGCGGGCCATCGCTCTGTCGCATCTGCTGCTGACCCAGGGATCGTGGGGTGACGACGGGTGGCGGATCACCTCCGTAAAGCCGGTCGGTGAGCGGGATGTGCAGTGCATCCAGGTCGACTCGCCCGATCACCTGTACCTCTGCGGTGAACGCGGGATTCCGACCCACAACTCGATGATCGCTTCGGTGCTCGCGTGCTGGTGGGTTTCCACCAAGCCGCCCGGTCAGGCCATCGTCGTCTCAACGGCGCCGACCTACGCCCAGGTCAACAAGATCCTCTGGGAGGAGATCCGCAAGCACCACTCGAACGCCTTGCGCGGGGAGTACCCGATGCCGGGCCGCGTGACCCAGGCGGATGAATGGAAGCTGGGCGACGGGCAGATCGTCGGCTTCGGCCGCAAGCCCGCCAAGGGCGACCGGCACTCTTTTCACGGTATCCACCGCCGGTACGTGCTGGCCCTGCTCGATGAGGCATGCGGCATCCCCGAGGAGATCTGGACCGGCGTCGAGGCCATCACCACGAACGTCGGCTGCCGCATTCTGGCCATCGGGAACCCCGACGACCGCAACACGGACTTCGGCAAGAACTTCATGGAGCAGAAGACCGCGCACCTGTGGAACCGGATCTCGATCCCCGCGTCGAGCACCCCGAACTTCACGGGCGAACCGGTGCCCAAGCTCCTGAACGAAGTCCTGGTCTCACGCGACTGGGTGCAGGAACGCCTCGACGACTGGGGCGAGAAGGACCCGCGCTACATCGCGAAGGTGCTGGCGAAGTTTCCGGAGCAGAGCATGTCGTCACTCTTCTCCCCGTCGCTGGTGGCCGACGCGGTCGACGAGTCGCCGAAGCCCTCGCTGTACTCGGTGCTTCGTCTGGGTGTCGACGTCGCGCGCTTCGGTGCCGACAAGACGGTGGTCGCTTCGTACTCCGGCGTGACCGCGCAGATCGAGGAGTCCTGGTCGGGAACCGACACGGTGTCCTCTGCCCACAAGGTGCTCCAGATCGCCGAGCGCCTGAAGGAGGAGCGCAAGGCGCCCTGGGTGGAGATCCGGGTCGACGCCGTCGGTCTCGGTGCCGGTGTCGTGGACACCCTGAACGCCCGAGCAACGCTGCTGCCGGATCCGTGGTTCACGGTCTACGAGATGCACGGATCGGCGGCCCCTCCGGCAGATGTCGGCGGTTCGGTCTACGGCTTCTACAACGCCCGTGCGTACTGGTTCGAGCAGCTTCGCCAGAAGATGCGAAACGGCTCGGTGAAGTTCATCGACCCTGATGAGCTGATCGCAGACGACCTGAAGATGGTCTTCTACTCGATCAAGAACGGCCGCCTGCTCATCGCCTCCAAGGAGGACATGCGCAAGGAGTACGGCAAGTCTCCCGACTACGCCGACGCCATCGCGTACGCGGTCGCCCCGGTGGCCGAGGGTCTGCGCCAGGGCGACGTCCTCACCGAGACGGCCGACGCGATGGCCAGCTCGCTGGTCGAGGACAACGAGTACTGGGCGGAGGAGATGATCTCGCCCTACTGACGGAATCCTCAAAGTGAGCTGTAGTTCCAGGAGCACCATGTGCACGGAACTCAAGGAGGACGAGTGGACATCCAGACCTGCCCGCGCCGGATGCGGGAGATGGGCCCCTGGGAGAAGTCGGAGGGGCAGGACGAGTGGCGGGAGGAACCGCGCCGCGCCGGGGAGGCGGTGCCGTACTGCTCGTTCTGCGGATCCTTGCACCCGGGCAAGTTTCTGAAGCTGGTGGCCGAAGGGTGGTCGGTCGGGCCGACCGACAAGAACTACAAGGCATACCTGCACCCGCCGCGTTCCGAGCCCGACGGCGCTGCGCAGATCCAGGCGAAGTTCTACTACCAGCACCTCTCGGGAGCCCAGCAGCAGCAGTTCATCGACCTCTACAACCGTCAGGTCATGCAGATCTCCTACCCCGGGCACTTCTACGTGCTGCCGTTCTTCATGCGGATCGCACCGGAGGATCCGGTACCCGGCAACGGATCGGCGTGATGTACGACCACGCAGAAGCGGCACGGCGCAGGATCATCGCCCGGTCTCAGCACGCCGGGCCGGTCGGCCGGAAGTACGTCGAACTGGCGAACCTCCTTATGACTGGCCCTGATTCACCGCTCAGAACGACCGCAATGAAGAAGCTGGCCGACTCCTGCGACAATGCAATCGCTCTCGTGGAAAAGGTCCGCCAATCCCCTGGAAACCCCTCTGCGAGACGCAGGTCGCCAGGTCAATCGAGCAGTTAAGGTGATCGCATGCAGATGCCGAAGCCCCTCGAAGAGATGTCTCACACGGAAATCACGACCTTCGTGAGCAACCTCGAAGCGCGCAACGAGGAGCTGATGGGTCTGGTCTCCGACGAGATGCGGGAGGCCGGTGAATTCGGCCGGGCCCAGCTCGCGATCGAGGACATCGGATGGCGCCCGCTGATGGGACTCTCCGACAGCGCCAACTCCTTCACGCTCGACTCCCTCCACCATGCGAGCGAGCTGTGCCGGGCCGTGGCCACGGTGAACCCGCTCGTCGGCCGAGGGCTTCGGGTGCGCACCGGCTACGTCTGGGGATCCGGCGTCTCCGTGGTGCCGAAGGAGTTCATCCAAGGGCCCGGCCGACCGAGGACTGTGAACCTGGAGCCGGAACTTCCCGAGGGCATCAACGAGGTGCTGACCGGAACGCTGGCCCAGCTCGAACTGGAACGGACCTCCGGCACCGACGGCAACCTCTTCTTTCTCGTGGACCGCCGCACCAAGGAAGTCCTGCGCGTGCCGTTCGAGGAGATCACGGAGGGTGTCAGCCAGCGCGGCAACCGGGAACGCCTGCTTTACATCCGGCGCACCTGGAACGACTGGGATCTGGAGCTGGACTTCGAAGCGAACATCGAGCTGAATCCGGTCACAGCACCGAAGGCCGCTGCGCGCGGGCGCACCTGGATGAAGGCCGACCGGGACAGCTTGTCGGGCGGATCCACCCGGGCCGGGTTCTCCTTCCGGGACGTCTGGTATCCGACACCCGCTGGCATCCGGGCGCTCGGCCGGAACCGGGGCGCCGCGCAGATCGCTGGCGACAAGGTGGACCACACGAAGGTGCTCGTGCACGTTCCCTTCAACCGGCTCACCGGCTGGCGCTGGGGCATTCCCGACGTGCTGCCTGCGGTCTGGTGGACGAAGGCGTACAAGGAGTATCTGGAGAACTGCGCCACGCTCACCAAGGCGTACGCGCGATTCGCGTGGAAGGTGACATCGGACCGTTCCCGGTCCGTACGCCGCACCGCTGCCGCGATGGCCCAGGCACCGCGCACCGACCCTTCCACCGGTCAGCCGCTGAACGTGGGCGCCTCGGCCGTGCTGGGGGCCGGGCAGGATCTGTCTGCCGTCGGCGGCAATACGAAGGTGGACTTCGACGCCGGTCGTCCCCTCGCTGCCATGATCGCCGCAGCTCTCGACGTTCCGCTTCCGGCTCTGCTGGAAGACCCGTCGATCGCGAACAACGCGGCGGCCACCTCACTGGACACTTCCACGATCCTCGTGATGCAGGCCCGGCAGAAAGTCATGGACGACATGTTCCGCGAGATCTTCAAGACGCTGGGCCTGAAGGTCCGCCTCCGGTGGCCGGAGATCTCCGAAGAGCCGGTGCACCGCAGGCTCCAGGCGCTCGACATGGCGATCCGCCTCGGTCTGTTCTCGGCCGACGAGGCACGGGCCATGGTGGTCGACGCATGGGGCGACAAGTGGGAGGACTTCGGCCGCGAAGCGCCCGACGTCGAGGATCTGCCCTACGTTGCGGGCGGAAGCGGGCAGGGCGAACCTCCGAAGACGGAGGAGCCTAATTCCTCGGAAACCCCCGGTAATTCCGAAGGAAGTGGCACGGAAGGAACCGGTGGGCCTGGTGCACCGGCCCCCCTGAAGGCGGGAAATTCCCGTTCAACTGACGCGCCGAAGCAGCCGGAACCGATGTCCTACGCAGACCATGAACTGCGAGACGAATGAACTTCATAGCATCCTGCCGAGACTTTTCGCCTCGGATGCTATTACGCTGTGCTCGTCGATGATCAGTGAGGGGGCTCATGTCCACGGAAACCCTGCGGGAAACCGCGATCCTCTCCGAGGACGCCCAGTCTCCGGAGAAGGGCATCTGGCGGGCACTCCTCATCGCCGCCGACGTCCAGGGCTCCAGCGGGTTCTACCCCGCCGAAGTGCTCAAGAGGGACGGCGCTCGCGCCTTTCCTGCCGGGACCCACATCTACTTCGACCACCCTTCCGAGTCGGAAGAGATGGACCTCCCCGAGCGAAGCGTCCTGAAAATCGCCGGGTACCTTCTCGACGACGCGACCTTCGAAGAGACACCGGAAGGACGCGGGCTCTTCTCCCGAATCCAGTTCACGGAGAAGGCCAAGCCGATCGCCAAGGAGCTGCACAGCGTGATCGGTCTCTCGATCCGTGCAGCAGGCCAGATCGAGGAGACCGCTGGGCAGCGTATTGTGCGCAGCATTCAGCAAGGTCTCTCTGTTGACCTCGTCACCCGCGCTGGAGCGGGAGGAAGGCTCGTCACCATGACCGAGTCGGCCACGCCGGAGTCCCCTCCGGCCGAGCAGACCGCGAATGCCGCCACTCAGGCCGCAGCCGCGATTCCGTCCACCATCGGAACGGGCGCCCTCCTCAGCGAGGTGGCCGCCCTCAAGGACACCCTCTCCGACCGCGTCGAGCAGCTTTCCGTCGACGTGGCGCGCATGGCTTCGCAGATCCAGGAGTCGCGCCGCCAGTCCGAGAAGCAGGCAGCCGAGAACGCCAAGCTCCAGGAAGCGATCACGTACCTGCGTGACCGCGCCGAGACCGCCGACAAGGCGCTCAAGGAGAGCAAGACGACCGGTGACGTTCTCACCGAACTCCTGGAGGCGAAGCTGCCGCTTCCCTCCATGATCCGCATCGCGCAGTCCTACCGTCCGGACCAGGACCTGCACGAGTCGATCACCCACGAGCGCGAGTACCTGAAGCAGCTCCGACGGGAGACCGAGCGCGGCGCGCTCAACGAGGGCCGCGAGCCGTCGGGCCTCGGCCTGACCGAGTCCTCGACGTCCTTCTCCTCCACGGGCGACAGCGATCTCGCCGAGATCCGAAGCCTGCTGGGCGGAGGTGCCTACTGATGGCCACGAACGAGATCTTCAAGTACGCGGACTGGATCTCCCTTCCGCTGCCGCTCCGGGGCAGTGACCCGGCGGTCAACGACGACCCCACGATCAACGGCGACCCGGTCAAGATCGGCTCGATCGTCGGCTTCGCGCAGGAGGTCGGCGGCAAGCCGGTCACCTACACGACCGGCATGACCACGGTCTCCGTCGCGCGCAACACCGCGAACTCGCTGGAGCCGGGCTGGGCGTCCATCGCCCTCACCGGTGCCTTCGCCTTCCCGGTCACGGGCTGGGACGCGGAGGAGATGGGCTCCGGTACGCCGGTCGGCATCAACGTCGCCGCCGGTTCGACGCGCGCCACGCTGGTCGCGAACTCCGAGGCCGACGGGTGGTTCGGCGTCATCGTCGGCCAGACCACGGCCGGAGTTCCGATCGTCCGAGTCGTCCAGCCCACGCCGGGCGACACCAACGCAGTGGCCGACAAGCTGGCCACCGGTTCCTGAGAGGAGGAATCTGAGACATGAGCGCGATCACCTTCCTCGACGGAATCAA